CTTGATAAGGCAGCTTGTATGGTTGCCGAAGTCTTGTACGAAACCGCACGGGATAAAACCGCAGACGGGCGGATCGAAACAAGCCGAAGCATTGAGGGTTTTTCGCAAAGTTTTGATGTATCAAAGGTGCAAACGCTCTATGATAAAAAAATGGAGCGGTTGCGGCTTTTTTGCACGGTAAGCACGGGGCTTGTATGATAAGCCGCGATTTACTGGTACATACGACAACGGTGTACACGGCGCAAAGCATAGACGCCGACCGTAAGACGGTATGGGATGCGGGCGTTGAGTTATCGCGGGTGCGTATAACGGCAAGCCGCGCCCATACCTTAACCGACAAGGGTTTTGTTCGCCAGGATAAGGCTGTATTGTTTTTTGATTGCGAACATTCGCAGCCTGTAGGGTTTATCCTGAAAGAGGGGCAGTGCCTCGATTGGGACGGACAGCGGTACACGGTGCGCGAGGTTACGAGGGCATACGCGACGGATAGCCGTATAGAGTTTTACAAGGCGGCTTTGGTATGACGATAAAAATCGAGTTTGACGAAAACGAAACGGAAAAGCGGATAAAAGAACGAGTGTATAAGGTACAGCCGCGTTTTGACAATCTTGTTATGCGCGACAGTAACTTTTATTGTCCTCATGATACGGGAACACTTCAAAAGTCGGTAATAATATCATCGCGGCTTGACAGCGGGCTTTTGACATGGGATACGCCGTATGCAAAAGCGCAGTATTACGGTTATCCGAATAAGTCAAAACACCATAACCCGAACGCAACGGGCAAATGGTTTGAAACGGCAAAAGCAAACAAGATAAAAGAATGGGAAAGGTTGGCCAATGATTGGTATCGCGCAACTCGTTAATACGTGGCTTAAAAACGAACTGGGGGACACAATCCCCGATATTTATAACGATATATTCCCCGACACGGACGGGGACAGTATCGCGTGCAGACATGACCCCTCACAGGCGGCGGAAAAACGCTTTAACGACGGGTCCCGCGCGGGAACAGTCAATTTAAGCTATCACGCCCGCAGTGATGACGCAAAAAAGTGCAGGCAGTTTTTATCCGCAATCCTTAACAGACTGGACACGGAAACAATTATAGACGTATCGGACGATGCATACGTTGAGTGCGAGGCGTTGACGCTTCCGCAGTTTGTTACGGTAGACGATAAAAACAACACATATTATACCGCTTCGGTGCGCGTGGAATACACGCAGGAAGCAAAGGGGATGTAATGGGAAACAAGGGAATTGTTAAGAAATGGAAAATCGCGCCTTTTATCAATAAGGGAACTTCCGATAATCCCGATTGGGTGCGCATTAAAAAATCGACGGCGTTGGATATATCGCTTAATCCCGTAACGCAGGATTTTGACTACATATCCGACGAATCGCCGACTACCGAGCTTATGAGCTATAAGCCGTCATTCAATCAGGCATTGACCATGTACAAGGGCGAGCCTGACTATGATTTAGTGTTCAAGAAGTTCTTCGAGCTTAAAACAGGAGACGACGCAAAAGCCGACGTCTTAATCGTTTTCTTTCAGGAAGAAGAACCCGCGGGCACCTTTAAGGCGTGGCAGTCCGAAGCTATTATCAGCGTGCAGAATATGAACGCGGTTGACTCGACTATCTCTTTCGATGTGCTGTTCGGCGGTACGGTTAAGAAAGGGACGGTAACGCTTCTTTCAGGTAAGCCCGTATTTACCGAAGATGGCGCGAAACCCGCAATGCCTATCATCGGCGAGGTTGTAGGTAATAAGGTTACCATAACCGCCGAAAGCGGCGCAACGATTAAGTACACCGATGACGGCTCCACTCCGACCGTATCGCACGGCAAGAGCTATCCTGCAAGCGGTATAGCCTTAACGCAGACGGTAACGATTAAAGCGGTTGCAATAGTTGCGGGTGTTGCTTCCGATGTTGCCTCGAAAGTGTGTACGCATACCTAATGCTTGATTTAACCAAAAAGAAACTGCCGCAGGCTGTCGAAGTCGGCGGCAGGTTTTACCGCATAAAAACAGACTATCGCTATTGGCTGCGTTTTTTGCAGATTGTAAAAGAACCGGCAATGCTTGACGACTTCGATTTTTTATACATTGCAGACATACCCGAAGATAAACAGGCGGGCGTTGACGCGCTGGCCGAGTTTTGTTTTATAAAAAACCCGCTTCCCCGCTCTACAGGTACAAGCAGCGATCCCGTATTCGATTATGAAATAGACGCGGATTTAGTATACGCCGCGTTTTATGAGCGGTATGGCATTGATTTATTAAAGGTTGACTTACACTGGCACCAATTCAACGCGCTTTTAAACGGACTACACGGAACAAAACTTGACGATGTAATAAGTTTTCGCGCATTCGAGCCGCACGACAATACAAAATATGAACAATATATGCTGAACATGAAACGAGCATGGCAGCTTGAAACCGAAATGACACAAGAAGAAACCGAAGCGCTTGAACGCTTCGACTCTCTTTTAAAGGATTGAATATGGAAACAGACGGCCACATAATTATCGGTACTAAGATAGACACGGACGGCATAAAAAAGGGTGCTAAAGAAGTACGGGACAGCTTAAAAAAAGTAAGCGAAGATGCCCAAAAAAGCACTCAAGAAGCAAGCGAAGAAGTAAAGGAAAGTGCGCAAGAGGCAAGCGAGAAAGTAAAGAAAAGCACAAAGGAAGCAGCGGACGAAGCAAAGAAAAATTCAAAAGAAGCGGCAGATGAAGCGAAGAAGAATTCAAAGGAAATAAGCGAAGAAGAGAAAAAAAGAGCCGCCGAAGCAAAAAAAAGAGCCAAAGAAGAGAGACGGAGAGCTAAAGAGGCAAAAAAAAGAGCCAAAGAATTAAAGCAGAAAATTGAAGAATTAAAAAAGGCTTTTAAAGAATTAGTCCCGCAAATCGACTTATCCAAACTTGCGGCTATGGGGTTTGCAACCGCGGCAGCCGCAGGCGTAAAAAAGTTTATCGGTGTAATGAACGAATGCGCCGAATTATACAGGGTACAAGTAAGAGCCGAAAAGGCACTTGCTGCCGCCGCAAAAAACAACCCGTATTTAGACAAAGAAAGCGTTGCAAACCTTAAAGCTTTTGCAAGCGAATTACAAAGCGTATCCGAAATCGGCGATGAAGTATCTATAGAGCTTATGTCGCAGCTTGCTTCAGCCGGAAGAACCGAAGAAGATATAAAAAAGATTATGAGGACTGCTGCCGATATGGCGGCAAGCGGTATGATGTCAATCGACAGTGCCGTAAAAAACCTTAATAAATCGTTTTCAGGTCTGGCGGGTGAACTGGGCGAAGTTGTCCCCGAATTGAAAGGCTTGACCGTTGAACAAATGCAGCAGGGCGCGGGCGTTGATTTAATTGCGGGTAAGGTAAAGGGAATCGCGAAAGAAACCGCCGATATAAACGAACAGATGAAAGGTGCCATCGGCGACTTAAAAGAAAACATAGGTAAGAACTGGGAAGAAGCGCTTGAACCTATGAAGCGGGCATTTTTTAATGCTATAAACGAAATAAATAATAAAATCGCCGAGCAACGGGGGATAAAAGAAGCCATTAAAGCCGTAAAAGAGGGAACGGCAACAGAAAAACAGTGGCAAATGTACATAGATGACCTTGAAAAACAACGAGAATTTATAGCAAAGCCGCTTACGATTGGGGAAATAGATCCGGCTCTTCTTGATGATTATGAAAAGGCAATAGAAAAAGCTATAAGCGATATAAACAGGCAAATAGATGCTGCAATTGTAGGGTTAGCAGATGTTAGAAAAAAAGCAAAAGAAGAAGCGGAACAAAAAGCGGCAAATATTGAAGCTCAAAAAAAAGCAGAGGCGGAAGCTGCAAAAAAAGAAAAAGCCGAAGCATTGCTGAAAATCTATAAAGAAACTATTGCAAAAAAAGAACAGGAACTTGCACTACAAGCGCAATTATCGGGAGAGCCGATAGACGAACTCACCTACGCGCAAGAAATGCTTAATACGCGCACACAGGCGTATATTGCGCTTATACAAAACGGAGAGGGCATAATAAGCGGAGAAGCGGCACGTGAAATTGCTGAACGCGAAAAAATCAGCGCCCTTGCCGACACTGTTATTAAAAAAACAAAAGAAAAGAAAAACACGCAAGAGTTATTAAATAAAGCACTCGACATTACTAAAAAAAAGCTTGAAGAAATCGAAAAAGAAAAGCTTATACCGAAATCGGATGTAATACAAAAACAGATTGACGCGGTAAAAGAAGCGGGCGAAAAAATAAAACTTATGACCGATAAAGAAATCGAGGTAATGACCGACGGCAAAAAGACAAAAGAAAAATTGCTTGACGATTTAGCCAAAACCGAAGAACGCCTTGAAAAAGAAAAAGTCAAGGCGGTAAAAGAGGCAGGATATGAAAAAGTACAGCACACAGCTAAGAGTGTGAAAAAACGCTTACAGATAATCTCCGATTTTGCCAATCAAGCCAATCAGATAGCAAGCGATATATCCACATTCGCAACAAACATGATAAACACCGAACGCGACTTAAAACTTGCCGCCTTAAAAGAACAAAACTTATCAAGCGAAGAATACGTGGAAAAAGAAAAAGAAATTCGTAAACAGGCGGCAAAGGAACAATACAAGGTTGATATGTTTAAATGGACGGCGTCGCTTCTTTCGGCAACCGCAAATATCGCCCTCGGTATTACAAAAGCCTTGAGCGAGGGCGGCCCGTATGCAGGTCCCATCCTTGCCGCGATGATGGGTATTGCCGGCGGAGTACAAATGGCAAGCCTTATAGCCGCAAAACCGCGGCCGCCGTCTTTTGCAAAAGGCGG